GTGAACACGCGGCGGTCGGTCATGCCAGCCCTTCGTCCTTCGCGATCGCGTCCAGCTCACCCGCCCAGGCCCGCTGGATGTCGGCCTGGTGGGCGCGGATCGCCCGCGCCACCCGGCGCTGGGCGACGATCCCCCGCGGGCGGGATCCGTGTTCGATCGTCGCGGCGTGGGCGGGGCGCTTGGATCGAACGCCCTTCGCGCCTGGGCGCCAGGACGCCGCCAGGGCGCCGGTCCGATTCGGGCCGATCGATCGAACGGCGGTAACGGCCACCTCGGACGCCCGCCTGGGCGCCTTGGTGTCCCGCCTCACCCGCTCGCCGTACTTGCCCATCGCCCGCGTTGTCTCGGCCACGCCGTCGACGCCCGCGATGCGGGCCACCGCTACGCCTCGACCAGGGTGGGCTTGCTGACGCAGGGCAGCTCCACCGACAGCTCGGCGTATTCGTTGATGGTCCCGCCATAGTCGCCCGCGACCAGGACCACCTGGCCCGCCATGCCAGGCGTCGCGGGCGCCTCGGCCACCGCTTCGCCGTGGGCCTGTAGGGTGAAGTCGGCAGTCTCGCCCTCGTTCTCCCACAGGTAGCGGGCCAGCCCGTCGTCGGCCCCGCCGTGCCAGTCCTGGATCCCGGTCAGGGCCAGGGCATAGCTCGACTTCCCCACCTGGGAGAATGACCCGCCCTCGCACAGGGTCGCGATGTCGACCCGATCGCCAGGCGTGACCGCGATCCGGGCCTCGGTGGCGTGGCATTGGTACTCGGCGGGCGTCGCCACGCCGACCTTCAGGGTCAGCAGGACATCCCGCATGAATAGCGGCGTAGCTGGGATCGCGGCCATTGGTCCCGTCCTCTCTCTAGGGTCCGATCGACAGGACCAGCCTGGCCCTGACGGCGGTATAGGTGATCCCGCCCGCATCGTACGGGTCGGGTCCGCTGATCGTCGGCGTGGGCAGCTTCGCGGCCACCAGCGCCAGGTAGATGCTGTCGGCCAGCCCTTCGATCGCGGCCAAGTTGCCCCCGTCGTCGACCTTGGACACCAGGCCCACGATCGTCAGGTGACAGCGGCGATGGGCGCCGCCCAGCTGGCCCGCTTCCAGCCACGGATCGTCCGGCCACACGAACGCGCACGGTGGCGCCAGCCTGGCCGACGCTACGCCCAGCCGGATCGATGCCGCCTCTAGCGCCGACTCGACTGCGGCGCGGGCCTCTGTGGGCGTCTGCGGGGCGCTCACGCGATCCCGGTTCGCTGGCGCCAGCGGGCCAGGCCAGGCTTGACACCTTCCAGGCTGTCGCGGGCGACCCGCACCGCGGCCCCTTCCAGGTCCGCGAATCCGGTTACGCCGAACGGCGCCTCTCGCCGTTTGTACGCTTCCACGCCCGCCAGGTCGGCCAGCTGGGCGATCGCCTCATCCCGGTCGGGATCAGGCGCCCAGGCGTCGACGCCCAGGTATTCGTCCACCTGGGCATTGACGGCGGTGGCGCAGCGGTCGGCCCAGGCGGTGTCAGCGGCGCTCGGGCTGGTGGCGCCCACCAGCCCGATGATCGCCGTGCCGCTGGTCCAGGCGGTCGCCATGGACTAGGTGCCGACGACGACGACGCCAGCCGGGATGTAGACCGACGCCGCGCCCATGCCGTAGAAAGCGACATTGGTACCCAGCTTCGCGACATCCTCCTCGGACGCCTGGAACGGGCCGTCCTCGTGCCAGGCCGCGGCCAGCCGGTTGCTGACCAGCATCTTCCCAGCCGCGACATTCGGGCTGTAGTAGATGGGCAGTCCGCTGACATTCGGCGAGAGGGTCGACGCCTGGGCGGTGCCCAGGGCGTTGAGAACGGGTGGCGGTGTCAGAACGCCGCCGATCTGGATGAACACGGACGCCCCGCAGATTCCGAACGCAGCAGGCTCGCCGGTCGCGTCCTTGATCGCCACGCTGGCCGCGAACACCGCTTCCTGGATCTGCTCCGCGGTCGCGGTGGCCCAGGTGAGCGGGACGGCGCCCAGCCCGCCCGTGCCCTCGATCAGGTCGACGAACGCCCCGTCTGTCACCGCGGCGTAGGCCGCGAGCATGATGCGGCTGTAGGCGTCCAGGTAGCTCGGCGCCGACCGCCGCAGCAGCTGGTAGCTGATGTCGGACCCGCCCGCGTATGTCTTGATCGGGCTGGTGCCCTTCTCGATGTCGACGCGAACGCTGGCAATCTCGGCCTTCTGGGTCAGCTGCTCGGCGACCAGGACGCCCAGGTTGCCGTCGAAGTACGGCCAGTCCACCGACATCCCGGACCCATCCAGCGGGCGACGGCCCCAGGCTTCGATCGCGACGCGGGCGCGGGTCACGATCCCATGCACCTCGGACTCGACGCCCGCGGTGACGACGCCCGGATTGTTGCCCGTCACCTGGTCGATCAGGGCGCGGGCGTACCAGTCGCGGTGGTCGGTGTCGGCCCGGTTCTCATCGATCGCGTGCCAGGCGTCGGCCAGGCTGCGGAATGACAGCCCTGGCGCGGCGTCGGCCTGGTGGCCTTCGGCGATCAGGCGCCGGATGTCGGCGCTGGATCGATTCACGATCGCTTCCACCTGGGCCACCGTCACGCCCGGATCGGGCGGCGGGTCGGGCTGCGGGTCGGGCGTCGGGTCGGGTGTCTCGATGTCCACGGTGTCCATCCTCCGAATAGCTGCGCTGGCCCCAATCAGGGCTGGCGCGTAGGCGCCCGCGATCGCCGCCAGGCGGCGGATGCGGGTATGGGTGATCGCGCCGCGTCCGCGGCGCACCTGGTCGGGCGCGTACTCGATGCTCACGCCGTCGACGCCCGCGCTGACTACCTGGGCAAACTCGCGGGCGGCGTCGCTGTCCAGCATCCGGCCAGCGAATCGCAGCCCGTCGTCGGCTGCCCAGAGTCGATGGGCCACGCCAATCACCCGACCCTGGTGCTCGTCCAGGATCGGCAGGCGCAGCTCGTCACCCGTCAGGTGATCGAACGCCCGACGGTCGAATGTCTCGGCCAGCTGACCGTACTCGCGGGTGCCGGTCGCGACCGCGCCCCAGGGCACGGCCAGCCCTTCGATCGATCGCCCGTCGCCGTGGTCATCGCCCACCTGGGCGGTCCCGCCCAGGGCGCGGATCGCCAGCCCTTCGGTCATGCGATGCCCTCCGCTGTCGCTGGGATTGGTGTCTCGGCCTGGGCTGCGGCCTGCTCGATCGGTGGCAGCCCTTCCAGCTCGCGGACTTCGGCCTGGGTGATCCAGGCCCGGTCCGGGTCCAGGGCCAGCGACCAGGCGCGGGCGCGGGATTCCAGCTCGGCCATTAGCAGGCGCCGCAGCGACAGGCGCACCTGGCGCCCTGTGATGTAGTCGCCTGGCAGCAGCTCGGACAGGAAGTCTGCGATCGGGTCGGCGTAGGCGGTCAGCGTGTAGCGCACCAGGTCGGTCGATGCGCCCTCCGTGTTCTGGTAGGTCAGATTGCTGGCGTAGCTCGGGACATTGACCAGGTGGGGCGCCACCCGGAAGTACCGTGCGATCGACGCCGCCACCCGATCCGCCGACGATCCCGCGCCCGACGCTTCTGGATCGGCGCCGAACGCCTCGGCGTGGGCGCCCTTGCCCAGGACAGCTGGCGCGGATCCCGGCCCTAGCTTGCGGCGCTCGACCCAGCGGGACGCGATCAGCTCGGCCTGGGCGTTCGACAGCTCGTCGTCGCTGGTGAGGACGGTCAGCGGGGCGCCGCCCGATGTCCACCAGTCGGCCAGGTAGTCGCCCTGGGCGACGGCTGCGGCGAACACCTGGCGGGCCAGGCGGATGGTGGCCGCGGCGTCGGCGCCGACCGTGGGGAACACGGTGCGCCGGATCAGCCGGATATCGTCGTCGGTGGGCGACCCGTCGACGATCCAGCGACCGGCCACGCGGCGGGCGGTGGGCACGGGCACCAGCGACATCGGGACGCCTTCGCTGTCCAGCTCGCTCGACAGCCGCACAGGGCAGGCGTTGTACAGGGCCAGGGTCGCTGTCACCAGCCAGGTCCACTCGCGGCGGGTCAGCCCTTCCATGGGGCGCCGCGTGATCCGGCTGGGCGGTAGCTCTAGGTTGCCCCGCCACTCGCCCCAATCGGCCTGGGCCACCGCGTCGGCGATCAGGGTCACGCACGCGAACACGGTGTCCACGCCCAGGGCCATCGCTTCGCTGATCGACTGGCCGCTGGTCCAGGCTTCGTGGCCCAGGATGCCGCCGGTCAGCTGGTGGCGATGGGCCAGGGCGGGCGAGCCAGTACCGGATGGCCCGCCCTTCGCCGCGGATCGTTGACGGCGCCTGCCCTTGCCCACGCCACCAGCATCGGCCCAGCGTCTAGGTCGCCGCACCGCGTCCCATTGCCGCGATCACGCAGCCAATCTCGAGAGTCCGAAGCTACGCGGCGCAGCTCGCGACTGCTGCTATACGAACACCTGGGCGACCGGGGCGCGGCGCCTCTCGCGGGCCTGGTAGGTCGCCAGGACCAGGGCCAGGATCGCGTCGATCGCCCGCCCTGGCGTGGCGACCAGGCGCCAGACATCGCCCTCGGATGACCGCGCAGCTGCGGACACCTGGCGGGTCAGCAGGGCGTCCGGTTCGTGGGT